GGCCACGGCCGGAGCAAGAAGGCAAATTAAAATTAGCTCATCTTTCCACGACCCTTTCATTTGATCGACAGCTGATGCTTCCCACGCCACTTTACCGGCGATCTGGTCTTGTTTTAATTTAGTTGCTGCTTGAACTTCTGTTAGTTTCAATTGAGCCTTCGCTTTCTTTGTTTCTACGAAGCCAGAAACTGCTTGTCCTGCAACGCCTAATAATGGTTTTAATAATAAACTAAACATCTAAAGTAGGAACCGATTGTAATTCTTGCATTTGTTGAGCCTCTTCCATTCTTTTTCTCATTATATTTTCTCTAAACATTTCTTCTATAACGGCTCTTTCAGAAGGGGGTAAACTATCTAAATATTTCATTGCTTTATCAAATAAAGGTGCGGGCACTTGTTCTCCCATAAATCCTATATTAGGTGGATCTACATGATGTGGAGCATTTCTCCACGCTTCTAATTGTTCTCCTACATTTTCTCTTGTTGCACCAAAAGGTTCACGTGGTTGCTCTTCTAAAGAAAATAGCTGAGCAGGATATAATGATGCAATTCCACTTTGATCTATTTCTGGTTCACCAACTGGTCCACCTTCATTAAAAGTCAATTTTAAATTTGCTGTTGCTGAAGGATTTATAGACATATTTCCTAAATTAATATTAGGATCAACATCTAAACCAAAACTAAAATTATCTCCTTGATAACCTATACCAGAGCCTCCTTGACCAGGTAATGGATTAAGATCCCATCCTGTATTATCTGTAGGTATGGTAGGCATAAGGTTAACTTCAGCTGGTTCATTTGTGATTAAATTTTGTGTATATTGAGGTGTATGTTGATTTGCCGTAGCTTCATCTTGCATCTTATTCCAAAGCATAAAATTATCAAATCCAAATTTAGGTCCTCCATCAATAAGATCGAGGCTAGGGGTAAAAAAAGAACTTCTAGTTATATCATCTCCACCTGTAGCACCGGAACCTGTTATGTTTCCTCCACCATTTCCTCCTTCACCATCATTAGGTGGTGGTCCGACGTAATTAGGGTAATTAGGATTGCTTATGTTTAAATTAGTGGTTCCTTGCCCTCCTGGTGCGTAATATTCCGCTGCACTTTGAGATGGGCCAATCCATGGCTGTTCGTTTGATCCAGTTGTTCCTGGACCTCCAGTTTCACCAGGTGGTACACCTGATCGCGAAGGCCCAGTAACAGGTCTATTAAATCTTTTTAGCGTTTCTTCAGTTTCGCCTGGCATTATGCACCTGGTAGTATTATTGCTTTAAGGACAATTAAAACAACTATGGCAACGATACCGGCTTTAATCCAGTCTTTCATTCCCCAGTCATTCCACTCTTTCAAGTGTGTCCAAACATCTTTCAATAACTTCATATTTCCTCCTATGTTTGATTATTTTTTCTTCTTAGCACCCATAGTACCCATTTTAGGCATTCCTTTTTTCATGCCTTTAGGTCTTACAGCATCTTTAAGTGTTCTTCTTTTTTTACCAGGACTATGTGGACTTGGTGATTTTTTAGATGATTTTTTTGGATTATCCATCATGTGTCTTATTTTAGCTGATCTTTTACTTTTTGGATCTTGATGTGGACCTAATTTTCTAGTTGCATCTTTTACATCAGATACCATCGTTCTAAGTTTTTTTGCTGCTTTAAGTATTCCTTGTGCCATTTTTTCTCCTAATGGATCGTTGGGCTTTCTTGAGATATATGATTATCCATAATCTCAAAACTAGCTGCTAATTGATCAAAAATCATATGAGTTTGTTCAGGTCCCAATTTTGTTAAATAAATGTTTCTTATCACAGAAACCATCGCAGCACAAAATAAAAGTGAATCATCTTGCCCATCCTTTGTTTCCGATAAAACAAGCTTTTCAGTCTTTTCTATGTACTCTTTAATCTTTTTTAGGTTTCGATCCGTTTCCATTTGCTTTACCCTTCATTTGTTCACGTACAACGGCCATATTTTCTTTTAATACAGCTAGTTTCTCCTTACTCTTCATATCCGCTTCTGTAGATTGTTGCTTCATTAAATCAACTCCTACTTGGGCTTCTAACTTATCACGATCCAAGTCTAACCTTTCTGTATCCATTGTCCAGTCTTTTCTTAATCGTTCTTTTTCTTCTTTTTGTTTTATAAGTGTTTCCATTGCACGAAGATCAATTTCTTGTTGTTTAAGTTTAACAAGTGGATCATCAGCCATTTCTTCAGTTCGTTTTCTTTCTTCCTCAAGCATCTTTTGAACCATTTCTGCTTCTACAGCAGCAATTCTAGATTCTTTTTGTTGTGATAATTGTTGTTGTGCCTGCTGTGCCTGCTGTGCCATTTGAGGATTTTGTTGTGCTTGTTGCATCATTTGTGTAACTTGTTGTGTTTCTTTCATCATTTCTTGCTCTACCTGTTCTGCTGCAAGTAATGCAATATGTTCTAATATATGTGATTCCATCATTGCATAAAGTTGTGGATTAATCTGCACCATTCTTGTAGCAATAAAATCAGCATGAGTTTTCATGTGCTCAGGGTGATTTTGTTGTGGAAATGCTCTTGGCTGTTCACCACGCATTGATAATGCATTTTCCATTGCGGGACTTTTAGGTTGAGGAATATTAGGATCAGGTTTTAAAATTGCATCCACATTATCCACGCCCATCGCCATATACATTCTTCTATATGCTTCACGTATATTATGTAGCATTGGATTTGATTGTGCTAATTGTAATTGTTGTTGTGCCAACATAATACGTTGAGACATAGAAAATATATTAGGATCACTAATTGGAATAATATCTACACGTTCATCAAAATCTTGAGCTTTAATTGATCTATTTCCACCTGAAACCATATAAGGATATTCTGGCGGCAAATAAGATTTAAGAACATCTGCCAATAAATTAAATTCCAATTTTTGTGCATAATGCATTCTTTTATGAATTGCACTCATAACCCTTGTTCCTCTTTCCAATAAAGCTAGTGTTGTCCCAACTGGGTTTTGTTCATTTCCTTCGCCCATTTTCATATCAGCAATTGCTGCAAATGATTTACCTGCATCAACGGCAAATCCTAATAATTGAAATAAAGTTGTACTTGGCTCTTTATAAGGAAGAGGTAATAATGATTCTTTAATAGAAGTACCTGTTACATCTACATCTCTAAATTCTCCTGGTTGTAAAGGTTCATCGTGATCACGTATACGCATGCCACGTGCCTTAAAACCTGCTGGAAGATTGGCAAGAGTACCTGCATCAATTAACTGCCGCAAAACACTTGTCGCAGTTCTTGACAATCCACCAAGCATATGTATTAGACCAAAGCCGTAAAAGCCTAGGCCTGGGAGGAATTTAAAGTGTACAAAATATTGTTTCTTACTTTTTGTTTCATCATTTTCATCCCAGTTTCGTCTAACAGACAAAACTTCTTGAGAAAATTTATCAATTGTTACAATGTAAGGAAGTTTAATACCATTAGGATCTTCAAATCCTTTTAAATCTAAATATGTGTGTACTTCTAATACTAAATGTTCTTCATCATCTGAACCATAAGACTGTTCTGTTCCTTCTAATACATTAACCTTATCTTCTACATCTGAAGTTTCAACAGTTCCACCATGTACCTCAACATCACGGTAAAAGCCACTTACTTGATTTTTTCTTAAGTCATTGCTACTCATTTTAATACAATGTGTAACACGTTGTGCACTTTCTATGTCAGTTGCAAAATAATCTATTATTAAATCTTCACTAGATATAAATTTAGAAACAGCACGGTTAAGTTGACCATCAAAATAAATTTTCTTAAAAGCTGAACCTGCAAGAGGTAAATAAAAAAGCATTTGATCCAATTCCGGATCATATTCTTTCATAACAGTGGTTAACTGATAGTTCATGAATTCTTTAACACGCATCGCCTGTTCTTCCATTTGTGGTGATATATCACCTATAATTTGACAATTAACAGGTCCACTTGCTGGAAGAAGTTCTTTATACGCTTGTGCTTGAAATTGTGTAACAGATTCTGCTAAAAGAGGGTGTACAACGCCACTTGCTCCTTCAAAAGGCTGTGTGCGGTCCTCGTATTTAAACCCAAGCATATCAAGTCCTTTGACATACGTATCTTCCCAATCTTTTCTTGTCTCTTTATCACTTTCAAAAAATCCAATTAAATCGCTCGCTAATCTTGCAAGTTCATCTTCTTCTACAAACTCTGCTAAATTAGCACCATGATCAGTTGGTGGTTGCATTGGAGTATCATCAGGAATAATTGCCGATCCATCTTCTTGTAATTCAAATTCAGGATCAAATTCTACATTATTTTCTACTGGAACTTCAACTCCTGCATTCGGTTCCATATCTAGTCCTAAATTAAGTGCTTCTAATGCTTTATCAATATTATTTTTGTTTTGATCTGCCATATTAAGTTAAAGGGGATACAATAGGTTCAAATGCATCTCTAACCAATCCTCCCGTGTTGTATGATGAAATACCACTATCCATTTTTTGTGTTGTGGGTATTATACCTTTTTTATCTTTTAAAAGCAAGACAGGAATACCGTCTTGTGGCACTCCTTTTCCATCAACTATAACAGTCTCATCAAACTTTGCACCTGTTTTCTTTGATATTTTCTTCATTTGTGGAATCATAATATTCGTATAAAATCCAGTTTTATCACTTCCTTTTATTTTACCACTCGCTAATGCAACTCCGTCATAATCACCACTTTCTTTTGCTGCACGAAGTAAATACTGCATTATAAATCGTCCGTAATCTTTTGAATCCGCGAAAGGTCCTTCAGGAATATCGGAGCCTGATTTATATTTTTTTTTACCAGGTTTTAATTGTTTACTTTTTTTAATAAGTTGTGCTTGTTGCGCACGAAGTGGCCCAACATTAAGTCCACCAGCTTCATCAATTTTATCTTGTATTTTTGCAAGTGCAGTTTCTATTTTTGAAACTTCTAAAGAATCAGGGTCATAAAGATCTTTTCGTGGCACATATCCTTTCCCTGGACTATGTCTCTTGCCACGTGCGCCTTGGTGCATATCTGATTGTATTTCTTCTACAAATAATATCTTTCTTCCAAACTCATCATTTCTATCTGAGAAACGAACCCAAACAAACATATTATCCGGTGATTGACCACCAAAATCATGTCCTTCTGTAAATATTTTTTCCTTTTGTCTATAAGTACCAGGTTTATAAGAAAATAAAATTTCCTGGTAATTTTGTCCACCACTCATGGTTTGATCACCTGCGTGCTTTGGTTTTCCTGATGCTGTATATTGAATGCCTTTTTGATTAAGTATATCATCAAATACAAGTGCTAATTTCTTCGACATAAACGGCATTTGTTTTGCGGGGTCAAGTCCTTTCCCAATAATTTGATCAATGCCAAACTCATCTTTAAAAGATTTATTTACAATGTCTTTTAATCGCTCCATTTGCGGTCCTGTAGGAATTTCTTTCATTCTATTCATTTCTGGATATATATTATTTATTATTCTTCTTGATTTTTGATCCATGTAAACGGGTGGATGTTTTCTTATGCTATCAATAAAAGATCTAGCATCTTTTACAAGCGCATTCGTATCACGCCATCCAAGTACCTTTGCATCTATTTGAGGTGCTATTTGATCAAACTCTAATAAAAGTTCTGATTTTTTTATTTTATCATTTGGAGTTGACATTAAATGGTATCCTAATGATGTATCTTTTAATTCTGTATCACCCACACCTTTATTCTTTAAATATGCAAGCCATTGTTTTCCTGTCATTACATTCTGGTTTGCTTCTGCAATTTCTTCACGTGATTTCCAGAACATTGCTGGCATACGTGCTTCGTCTTGTTTTGATAATGTTGTTACTTCTGGTGCACCGTAAGATATACCTTCTTTTGTTTTAGGTGGACGTGCTCCAAATATTTTAAACTTTGACGGATCTGATAATCTTAATGTTGACAATTCTTGTAAAGCTTTTTGTGCATCTTCTACCGTATCAAAATCTTTATCTAATACTCTTACACCAGACTCATCTGCTATTGAATAAGGTCCTTTTGGTGCAGCTAATTTCATTTGTCCTTTGGATATAGGACCAAGTGGTTTTGCTGCTTTTAATCCTTTCGTTAAAGAACCAACTGTTTTTAACTTATTAACAATACCACCTATATTATAACCGTGCAAAGTTCCTCCTCTGAACTGTGATTCCCAGTCCAATTCGTCTGTTTCCTTTTTAAAAAAGTCATCTAATTTTTTTGCTGCTCGTCTATTTTCATCAAATTTTTCAAATGCTTCTTTATTTTTCCTCATCTTTTCCATTTCTTTAAATTTATAGTTTGCAGTCATTTTTCCAGGAACTTTAAATATAGCACCACTTGGTGAGAAAGAATTAACATATTTTTCAAAGAACATTTCCAATTCATCCGCACCAGTACCAGCGTCAGGTAAGTAAACTGAATATTCATCATACAGAGCTGGATCCACATCGTCAAGTTTTGTGAATGATCCATCAAGAATCATGTCTTTACGTAGTTTGTCTCTGGAAATATTCCATACGTCAGATTCCTCATATACAGCCTTTGGATCCGGACCACCCTCCCATGTTTCAATTTCATTAATTAATTTAGTCTTTCCATCCTTTTTATCAATCATTATGACCCTATCCTGCCGTTCTCCGTTGGCGTCCGGCCATCTTAATTCTATATCATTTTTTGTTTTCTTCATAGTAACCATTTCAGTCTGTCCTTGTGGAGTCTTTATTTCAAAAGTCTGTCCTGCCTTAGGATTAGGTGAAGAATAATGTGTTATTACTGAATCACCATGTTTGATTACATTAATTCCCTTTAATTTATGATTGTTAAACGTGTTATCTAAAACACCTATCATACTCTTAATCCAAGGAGGGGTTTTAACAAGCGAAAGCTTAGATGCCTGGGCCATTGTCGACGCT